TAAATCAGGAGCAGAAGAAAATCTAAATGGAGATCAGAGAGATTCTACTAACAAAAATATAAGACAGTACTTAGGATCTTATGAAGATTTTGTATTAACTGCATTATCTTTACAAAATAATAATACTGGTTTTATTGATAAAACTCAAAGAGAAAGAAAAGATTTATTATCACAATTTTTAGATATTGATATATTTGAACAACAGTATTTAATAGGACATGAAGACATTAGAGAAACAGCTGCGTTAATTAGAGAATATAAACGAAAAGATTTTTCAACTGATCTTGTAAATGCAAAAGATATAATAACTCAATATACTGGTTCAT